CCAGATACCGTGAGCGTCCTCACCCGAGTGTACGTAAGCTGCCGCCCATCCGGTGTGGTCGTAGTGATCGACCGCTGGCTGTGCGCCAAACTCGATCGATGCGTGGTTCGTCCCAGCGGTCAGTCTGCCGACCGTGACCGGAACGTCCTCTGCCGTAATGACCTGACCCACGTTGAAGAACTGGTAGTTGCTCTTACTACGTGGCGGTGTGACGCAGCGGTCACGGTAGCCAACGTGGCATGTGCCCCAAGCTGCGACGTGGCCAAAGACTCGACCGTCAGCGGTGACCGTGAGCGGTGTGACCTCATCGAGAGACGGGTTCGTGAACCACTCCTTCGACGGCTTCCAGTCCTGGGGAGCGGAGGCGGCGGTGACCGAAACCTTCATGTCATCGAACGCTGGGATTGGCAGGCACGTGACGGCCACGACCTCGCCGGACTTGATCCTCTTGTGGATGATCTGTCCGTCAGGGCCGTCCTCAGCCTCAAGCTCCTCAACAACGGCACCACCAACATCGGCAGAGACTCCAGAGATGACCCCCTCCTGAATCAGGTTGCGAGCTGCCTGGCCTTCTTCGTCGGTGGAGAAATAACCCCGACCGTAAATCGTTCCGAAACCCTCAGCGTCATCCTCACGCCAAACGTCGGTGATCGCTCCAACAGCCACAGAGGCCTTGTGACCACCACGACCAGTTGGGTCGTTGGCCCGCATGAACATCAGGGGAAGTGGTGGGTTTCTCCAAGCGATGGAGTCCTTCTCGAAGATCCTCCCATCAACCGTGGCCTGACCTTCCTTGGCGATTCGCATAACGAAGCCGCCGCCCTTCGTGTCAGGGGTGTACTCGTGTTGGACATCACTCATGCAACCTATTCTAGGCCACTCGATAGGTGCCGATTGATAGGTATTAGATTGCGAACGGTTCGTCCATATTCGGGAAGTATGGCGCTACCACGCACGCACAGCCGAAATGATCTCCTGGAGCGTAGTAGTTACGCCGCAACCACCGGTCCTGAGGGGAGATAATCAGTCCGTTATCGTCCCAATCCTCGAACACTAGGCCATCCATTTGAAGGTGTCCATTGAATGTACGCCGAGGTTGTTCCTCCCACCCATACAGCCAAATCTTCTCGTTTGTGTTGATACCGGTCTCAGCGAGGTAGTCCTGCATGGTGGTCCCAGTGGTGATACCACCGACCAGAGAGATCTCTGGTGACGTAGATCCGCCCCCGAGCTTGACCAGCAGACCCCTGACGTCCCCGTATTGGACCGCATTTCCTGTCCTAAACTCCCCTAGTACCGGCTCACCCTTCAGTGGGTAGGCATGTTTCTCAATAAGCGCTGAGAGCAAATCTAGGTAGCTCTCCCGAGCTTGAGCTACGGCCTGTTGTCCGATACCGAGCACGACGTTTCGCGGAGCTAGTGTCATACCCATCCGGATCCCGAAGATCTCTTCGATCAGATCGAACCCACGGACCCACAGGTCCTCAGCGAGCAATCCAAACTCATCAATCCAGGCTAGATCAATGAAGTCGTACGGGTCGGAAGCGGCTCTCAGTACCGCCAGGTCTTCACCCACCAGCTTGAGGGCTTGCGTGACGTGAGACTCTGCAAGAGTCCTGATTGCCTTCAAGGCGTCAAGATCTGACTCCCCGATCTCTCGTGAGATGTTAGGGGGAGCTGAGCTAGCTGCCACTGCCGGTCCGGGCTTGTTTCTACGCTCAGACGGTTGTAGTGGTGGCTTCGCCCTGGGTCCTTGGGGAGACTTCCCCCGGCCAGGGCTTACGGTAAAGGGCCACCACCCCCAGCGGCCTTCGGTACGCCCTTGGGGCCATCTGGTTTACCGTCTGTGCCACGTGGTAGCTCAGTCGGCTTACCGGTGACTGCCATTTGAGGATCGGCCACCTTGACGCCAACCCGTCGTGCGTACTCCTCCTCCGAAGGCTTGGATTCGTTGCCGTATCCGTTCTCCACTCGAAGTGCCTCGTCCGAAATAGCGAGACGATCGTGTAGTGCGATAGCCTTGTCGCTCTTGTCCGGGCGGATGATGAGCTGGCTGGCGTCGTACCAGACCATGACATCATTTGGATCGGTGATCCCGGCCTTCTTCAGTTCCTCAGGTGACAACCTGCTGAGTGCCTTGGCGAGGTACGTTCTGGTGAGGGCCTCACAGATCAGCTCGATCAGGGGCTGAATGTGTGCCTGGAACACATCCTCACGGATTGCCCACGCAGTCCAGTGTGTGGCCTCTCCTGTCCCGAGCAGAATCTCCTTTGGCAGCTCAAGCGTGTTGGCGATCTGCTCGATGGCGTTCATGATGGAGAGCTGAGCGGCTCTCGTGTCGAAGCTACGATTCAACTCCTCGTACTTCATGTTCTTGATGATCTCGCCGGGGCCGACCAAGAGGAATGGGACCACTGCCGAGGGGTGACCCTCATCCGCTAGCGGTGCCATCATCGATTCTGCCAAGGCATGCCACAACGGGTTAGCCTGCATCGGGTTGTCGACCTCGCTCTGGTTCTGCCACGCTGGCGGTACCAGCTCCTGAGGTAGTGCGAGGATACCAGAACCGGCTAGACGGCTACGTGCAATAGCCTTCTCTGCGCGGTTCAGGATGACAATCTTCTCAAGAAGCTCCATGCAGGATCGAGTACCGGCGTCGGCCCAATCACTGAACCGTGGGTGCTCCTTCCAGATGCGGATCGTGAGTGACCCAGGCTGTAGGCTGACGGGCTGAGCACCAGGGAGCCTGCGCCTCTGGAACGTCTTCGCCCCATCGTTAGTCAGCTCATCGACGGACACCGCCGACCACGTGTCGTGTGCCTTACCCCCCATGTCTGTCCCAGGCTCAGCGATCAGCCAGGCCTCTCCGGTCAGGAAGATGTTCTTGCCGAGCTGGCGCAGGATACCCGTCTGTCCGTTTGTGTCTGAGTTGATTGACCGGACCGCCTTCGCAATGGGTCCCGTCGTAATGATCTCCGGTTGTGATGGGTCACCATCCACAGCTGGGCGCTTAGCGGCCACCAGCTTGAGTCGTGCTAGTGCGCTTCCAACATAGTTGGTAGCGTAGAACAGGTGGCCCTCTGTGTCGTAGATATCAAACGCCTTCTGCTGCCACTGCTGGCGCAGTTGGGACAGGTGGGTGGCGTCTGTGTAGCTGGCAACACGAAAGGTCTGGCCGGACGCAGTAATCGCTCCTAGTGGAGTCGGTGCGTCAAGTTCTCTGGGCGTCTTCTTGAATAGGGGCATCTCGCTCTACCTTATTGTAGTCCAGTTCCCAATGATCCGGAAAGTAGGATCATCCACCACCGATTGTGTTGGCGTATCCACCGACAAATGCCCGGAGTGCGAACGGGATCAAGATCAGAATGGTGACGGACGGGATCAAGGCAAAGGAAATAGTGACAGCCAGTGAGACCCACCACCCAATACACCACGGGCAAGAGATCAGCTCACCGATGAAATGACCTTTGGTGACCACGTAGATGTTGTTGCTGGTCCTCTTGTACTCGACCCTATCTGGTGGCCTATCGGTGGAGGCGTGGCCGTCAGGTGGAAACCTCTTGAACAGCCACTGCCGAGGGATCTCGAACAGGGGAAATGAATCAGTCACGAACAATCTCGTGATCGAGTACGAACCCATGGCCATGATAGCCAGGTACATCACACTCAGGTTAGATAGGACTTCATTGATCCAGCTCATTGGCTCTCCGTTGTTTGAGGCGTTCCCGCCGTTCTCGTCTTTCGACCCGTCTGCGTTCAATAGGTGTGGATCCTCCCCACATACCCCAACGCTCCTTCCTTTCTATAGCGTACTCCAGGCACTGCTCTTTGATCGGACAGGAGTTACAGATGCTCCGGGCCTCCTCATAGTACGGGTCTGTGTCTCCAAACGCAGCCCATATGGTCCCATCGTCGTAGTATTCCTCACCGGTCTCATCCACTATTTGTGGGAAGAACGGATCGTATCCGACCCTATCTGAGTACCCGGCGCACGCCGCTTCATTCCAGTCCACGTTAAGAACTAGCGTAGCCTATTATTTCTACTTTCTCTCTAGAGTACCTGAGTAGCTGGGGTCGTTCTCGTACTTGTGCATTCCAGAACACCCACACCCGACCTGAACCGTCATTCGGATCCGGTCCCCGCGAGGGTCAAGGACATCCCACGCCATCGTCTTCGGCGGCTGCTCCGCCGCAAGCTCAACGATCTGATGAGTGGCCATCACCTTGCCGGTGGACCTGTTGAGAACTCTGACCTCCGTCTCATCCCACTCAACGTCAATGTTCCGCATGGTTCTGGTTCCGTTGACAAAGATGGCTGCGTTCCTGAACATGAGATCAATAATAGCTCATATAATCGCAAATGACCCCACCCCCAAAGGGGTGAGGTCATCGCTTGCACTGCTATGAATGGAGCTGATAGGAGGAATCGAACCCCTTCTACTTCCTTACAAGGGAAGCGCTCGACCACCGAGCATCTACCAGCATGGAGCCGTAACGGGGAATCGAACCCCGGTAACATCTTTACGAGAGATGTCGCTGCCCACCAGTAACGGCGTGGTACTCGCAGGAGGAGTTGAACCCCGATCCGGAATGTGATAAGCATTCTGGCGTCAACCAGACACCCTAGGACTGCGAGCATGTTGGTGGTCCCTCGTGGTATTGATCCACGCTCTCCAGGATTTCAAGCTGGTGTTTCCTCCAGGAATACTAAGGAACCGTGTCCGTCGGGGTGACAGGATTCGAACCTGCGACCCTCTGCTCCCAAAGCAGATGCGCTAGCCAAGCTGCGCCACACCCCGTTGTGTTGTGGTACTCGATGAGGGATTCGAACCCCCGACCCGCTGTGTGTAAGACAGCCGCTCTTACCGCTGAGCTAATCGAGCATGGTACCGGTGAGAGGAATCGAACCCCTGTGTGATGATCCAAAGTCATCCGTCCTACCATTGAACGACACCGGTATGGTCCCAGATAGAGGTAACGATCCTCTGTCTCTCGGTTCAGAGCCGAGTGTACTTCCATTGTACTAATCTGGAAAGTGAGGGAGGTGTTTAGTGCTCCCGACAGGATTCGAACCTGCAACCTCCGGACTCTCATTCCGACGCCTCTTGCCAGTTGGGCCACGGGAGCATGTCACTACGAAGCTGAGCGGATCCAATCCTCGGCCGGTGATCAACCC